CAGAAACATTTAACCATACTTCCGACCATTCCTCACCAACTAAAGAAAAACATTGCTCTATTAACTGGTAATAATAAACTGATACATAACTTTCAGAAATTTCATGCCAGTCTAAATCTTCAAGACTTGCCCTCAGTTCTTCGATTGAATAACTAGCGATCAGATCGCTCTTTATATCTTCGATTAAATCGTAACTAGATAACTCTTTAATTTCTTTCATTCTTTCACCTCCCACTCGTGCCATATTGATTGTTGTAGCTCCATTAATGCTATGGTCTCATTATCTTTTATAATTTGAACATTGGCATTATCTAGAGCACCCTCGTGCAATTCAGTTTCGTCAGAAGAAAATGGAAACTCAAGAACTGGGTCTTTTCCGTCTTCTGTTTCTGTTTCCTCCCAACCTTTCTTAATATATACTGATAGACTTTCTTTTTGATTAATTTCAACTTGAACTCTAACCATTCCGAAATCGTCAACAATAATTAAACTATCACCGTGCAATTTTATTCCTAGTTCATAGAACTCTTTTAATTGCTCTATGTAATAATTAAATAATCTTTCCATTAACTAACCTCCCTTTGTATATTCTTATATTGTGCTTGTACTTCTTCCGATAGTTTATAGACTCCCTTAGAGACTCTAACCATTCGTCCTTTAAGTGTGCTTTGCCCTGTTATTCTTCTTACATTATGAGTAATAATGTTTAACTCACTTGCAATAGTTTTATTATCGGCAATGCCAACTTTATTTAAGTAGTTTTCTACTTGTTGTGTTTGTGTCAATTTCATATTAACTAACCTTTCTTTATTCATGTCAACAAGTATAGACACATAGAAAAGATATGCAAGTTATTAATAAATTATCTAGCGTCTTTAACCTCCCTAGTAGTGTTTCAAAAAAGGTACAGGGGGTATTATTTAGGTATCATAACGGCACAAATCTAAAACATTATTTATATATTCTGTATGCAAATAAATCTATATGTAAAGTATAGATATAGATTATATGCAGGTAAACAGGCAGGGTTTAACCTGATCCCCACCATATTTTTATATGAGACCTTTAAAAAATAACTGTTAATTTTGTACTAAATATACACAATATGTAGTAGGTACAAATACAGTAAGTACAATGTATTGTGTAGTACCGATTCACTGGCTGTTGAAGCGTAGCGAGCCTATATGCTGTAAAAGCTATTTTTGTTTAATTTTTATCGTTCCAAGATCCTTGAGTATTAGGTTTGTGTTTCTGCTTTATACTTTTGTAAGTATTCCTAACTTTCTGCCCCTCGATGGCAACTTTACTTGTAACAATGTACTTAATAAAAATATTTGTTAGGACATACTATAGCAGGTCGTTAATGAATGTGTAGTATTAATATTGAGGGTTGCGTATGGCTAGGAGTTTCCTCCTTTCGCCTAGTTACCTCTACGTAGCCCTCAGGTTTCTACTTGATTGTTTGTAAACTATGGTATACTTATGACTCAATACAATCCCTTGTATTAGTACTTAATAATGGTAGGGCGTCTTAGACCAAGGATGTTGGAACTAGCAATAGCAACAGCATCCTCCTACCTAATAAAAAAATTTTTTTTACACACTTAATTTACGGATCTATATATATTGTAAGTACACAACAATTAACAAGCATAGAACCCTGTCGCTGCCCTGCCAGGGTTTTGTGTTATACTAAGAAAAAATAATATAGGAGTTTTTATGTACGGAAAAATGTATAGTAAGCCAAAGAAAAAAGGCAAAAAAAGAAAAAAGAGAATGTAATGCCACACGGTGGACCAACTCCAGATAGAGTAAAATCAACTATGAAACGCCTGGGTCTTGAAGGTGTAAACAAACCTAAGAGACAAAAGTCAGGTGGTAAATCACATGTTGTTATGGCTCACTATGGCACAGAATATAAATTAATAAGATTTGGACAAGCAGGTGTGACTACTGCAGGAAAGAAACAAGATGCTAGATCAAAAGCTAGAAGAAAATCTTTTAAGGCTAGGCATGCAAAAAATATTGCAAAAGGTCCTAGTTCTGCAGCATACTGGGCAAATAAGGTAAAGTGGTAATATGCCAAAAGGTAAAAAAGGTTATTCAGCCAAACAAAAAAAGATAGCTAGATTAGCTCCACCATTTGATAAGTTAACTGGTGCAGATTTTAAAAAGCTACGTAAAAGCAAAAAGTTATGAAAGTTAAAGGTGTAGATGTTTCTAAGTTGACCAAGAGTCAACAGAATGCTATGAAAAAACATTCTAAGCATCATACAAAAAAACACATGCAATACATGTATAACTCTATGAGAAGAGGTAGCTCTTTTAATAAAGCACATGTCAATGCACAAAAGAAAGTAGGAAAGTGATGGCAACAAAAAAGAAACCTAAAAGAAAACCAATTAATGCACAGACAAAAAAAACATTACAAGCTAAAGCTGCAAAATCTAAATACACTTATGGTCAATTAGCACAAGTGTACAGAAGAGGTCAAGGTGCATATTTGTCATCAGGATCTAAATCAGCTTCTATGGCTGCTTGGGCTATGGGAAGAGTAAATAGTTTTATTCGTGGTGGACACTCTCAAGACAATGATATTAAAAAGAAAAAATGAGAAAAGTTCCATACGAAAAAGGTGTTCCTAAAAAATATTTAGAAAACAAAAAAAATTCAAGATCATCTGTTGCTCGTGAAATAAAACGAACTTCTAAAGCATATAAAGAAGGTAGATATATAGATTTAAAAGCAGTACAGAAATCAAGAGCAGTAAAAAGAAAGAAGAAAAAGTAATGGCACAAGTAAGTTGGATGTGGGGTGGCAAAAGATACTACGGTACTTTAATACGTGAAACCAAGACTCACAAGTTTGCTAGAACTAAAAATGGTAAAATAAAAAAAATTAAAAAATAGTTTTGATTATACAATGTCCTCGCTGTGGTGGAGATTTACTACCAAGTGATGATATGAAATGTACAAACAAAGATTGCAAGAATTATGGAAAAAAATAAACTGTGTTACGCAGCAGGATGTCACAGACCTTTACCAAAAGGTCGCTCTAAGTTTTGCAGTGATCGTTGTTCTAATCGTATAAATCAACAAAAGAAAAGGGCAAGACGTCAAAATAAAGAGTGGTCACAAGAAGATGACACTTTAAATATTCCTAGTCAAAAAAAGAATGTATCGTCTAGGCGTGGACAAGTTTATGATGACATTAAAGAATCTGGACTTGCACTTGAGATTTATGAAAAAACAAACACTATTGCAGGTGTAGCAAAAATATTAGGAACTACAGATGCTGCAGTATCTATGGCATACCAGGCATATTTAGAAGATGTAAATATAGCTAATCAACAAAAAAATTGGTCAGTACCTCAAGTTGCTGAAAAAACATTAGAGGACTTTGATAAATTTAGAGCAAGATATTTTAGAACAGAACAAGGCATACCGTATGAAACACCAGAGTTTCATGTTAAATGGATAGAACAAATTATGAACACTATAGAAAATGGTGGTCAAAGAATGATATTGTCACCACCTCGTCATGGTAAAACAGATTTGCTTATACATTTTGTTATTTGGTTAATATGCAAAAATCCTAACATAAGAATTTTGTGGGTAGGTGGAAACGAAGATATTGCAAAAAACGCTATGGGTTCTGTATTAGATCAATTAGAGTTTAACGAATTACTTATTGAAGAAATATGTGGACCAGGAGTAAAATTTAAACCTAAAACAAAATCAGCTAAGTCTTGGTCACAAAGTGGTTTTACTGTAGGCACAAGAACTGTTACTGGTATTAAGAGTCCAACTATGGTAGGTATTGGACGTGGTGGTAAAATTCTATCAAGAGACTGTGACATAATTATTGCAGATGACATTGAGGATCATAGTTCTACTATGCAACCTGCATCAAGAGAAAACACAAGAAACTGGTGGACTACAACATTATCAAGTCGTAAAGAGGAACATACTGCAATGATTGTTATAGGTTCAAGACAACACTATGACGATTTGTATTCGCATTTACTAGACAATGAATCTTGGGAAACAACTGTAGAAGAAGCTCACGATACTGCATGTAATAAAACTGATTGGAATGAAGAAGATCACAAAGATTGTATGTTATGGAGTAGTAAAAGATCTTACAAATGGTTAATGGATAGAAAACGTGCAGCAGAAACAACAGGTGGAAGAGCTATATACGAAATGGTTTATCTTAATGTTGCAATGCCAGAAGGTTTAAGTTTATTTAGTAGAGAAGAAATTGAAGCATGTCGAGACCAGAAGAGGGACATTGGGCAGATACCTAGAGGCACACGCCTCATAGCAGGACTTGACCCTGCCTCTACTGGTTATCAAGCTGCATTTCTTTGGGCTTATGGTCCTGCAGACGGAATTATGTATATGGTAGATATGCACAATAATTTAGGTGGTGGTATTCCAGAAGCTCTTAATGTTATAAAAGATTGGTGGCAAAAATATAATTGTTCACATTGGGTTATTGAAGAAAACGGATTTCAAAAAGCTATACGACAAGATAAATCTATACGTGATTTTGCCTCACAACATGGTATATTTTTAGAAGGACATGAAACGTATTCAAACAAGTTTGACCCTATCTTTGGTGTGACGGCTATGCGACCTGCGTTTCAAGAAGGTATAATAAATTTACCGTATTTGGGTTTTGAAGCTCAAGAAAAGGTAAACTTATATACAAGCCAGTTAGTGTACTTTAGTTCTGCTAAAAACAAAAGCAAGACAGTAGGTACAAAGACTGACATTGTTATGGCTAGTTGGTTTCCAATGAGAGCAATTAGACGTATGCAAAAAGAACGATTAGCTGAACTAGACACAGCCTCTA